ATTCTTTTTATAATCATTATCTGATGCATGTATCTTTATACCTATTTTTGGACAATTTGATGATGATTTACAATTCATTTTATAATTATTATATAAAATAAATTATTATTTTATACCGCAAACCATCTAACTTAACATTATATTATATATTTATAATTTTTTTATTTCTGTTGATCTTAAATGTAATCCACATCGTCTAAAAAATTTATCTAGTTCTACTGGATCTGCTCCTGTTATAGAATCATCTGGTATATAACTAGTATTTCCTTTTTTATAACATAGTATAACTGGTATTCCATTTACCATTTTTTTACTTTTAAAATAGGCATATAAATCAAATGATTCATCTACATCTATTTCACAACATATTACATTATCTGGTGATGTTAAAAAAAAACCATCAACAACTGGTTTAATTTTTTTACATGGTCCACACCATGTTGCACCTAATTTTATTATAACTAGACCAGGATTTTTTTCTAGTAAACGCAAAAAATGATCTCTACTTTGAAAATAAGAAATTATTGTTTTTTGAGACATTTATTTTATACACTTTAAGAAAAAAAATATTATTTTGTTCCGCATATAATTAAAATGAAAAAATAAATTAGTAATAATACAAATTAGTAATCGTAATCAATAAATTTTATAAGTATATTATATATGTCTAATTTTACATCAGGAAATTTAATTGATAATATTAATAAAAATTTTCCATCAATATGTGGTCATGTAACTATTGGTTATTTAAAGGCATATCAAATAGAACAATATTTACTAAATATTGACTTGGATTTAAAAAATAATACGTCTGAATTAGTTTTTTTAGAAAATTTAGCTGCTGAAACACAATATCTTAAAAAATATTTTCTTATGGAATTAGTTAAAAACTTTATTAATGTTGAATTTTTAAATTTATATATACAAGATATGTCTTCGCGAATTAGCGAAACTATACAACCAAATAGTCAACCAATTATTGAAGAACTTTCTGATTTAAGTAAAGATCAAAAAGGTGGATCCTCTTTATATTCACTAATAAATATATTTGTTGTACTTTTTTTCTATAATACAATCACAAACGCTTCTTCTGTTGGAAATTCAATGTCTTTTCCAAATCAAGTTACCGGTGTTTCTATTAACATTGATTCCGGTAAAATGCCTAAAGCTATTTCGTCCATTTCTGAAGAATTAAATCCTTTAAATGAAACTCAGATGCAAGAATTTACAAAAGAATTTGGTACTAATGTTAAGTTTCCTCTTCCAAAAACAATAGAAAGTGTAAATCTAACTGAAATTTATGGTCAAGATTATATCAAAAAAATGGAACTCAGTCAAGGTATGTTAGATTGGTTAGTAACTAACAAAGCCCAAAAACAACAAGAATTTAATGATTATATGCTTCAACAAACCCAATATATAAATGATATTACTAAAATAACTTATAATTCTCTTGAAAATATGTGTAAACAATTTATTGAAACATCTGATTCTAATTTACCTATTCCAATATATGAATTATTAAATCGCGAACTTGAACCAAAATTTGAAGAATTAAAACAACAAAAGTTGAGATTACTTGCAGAAAAAGAAAATCAGCTAATTAATGAAAAAAAGGAAGAAAAAGGTGTTGTTAGTTTGAGACCTGGTATTATTGACACTACTACTGCTTCAATTACTGGATTGGCAACTTCTGTCACTACTGGTTTAACAACTGGTATTAAAACTGGTATTAAAACTGGTATAACAACTAGTGTTAGTAGTATTAAATATTTATTTAGTTATACTGATATTTTTTCTACGAATACTTTGACTACAATAGAAAAAGATAATACTCCACAAAAAATAGATACATTAGAACTTGAAAAAATATATGAAAAAATAGATACTGAAGTACATAATGAACTAACAAATGTTGAAACTATTAAAAATGTTGAACAACATGCTTTTCAAATATTAGCATCTGAGGTTATTGAAAAAATATCTAAAGATGAAGCCGAAAAATTAGCTTCCAATAATTTAAAAGTATATTTGGGTGCGGTTTGTAAAGTTGCTTTTGGTAAAATTCCTAAATATGTATTTAATACAACTAGTGGTCAACTCTATATAAAAGATACACCTCAATCTAGACATCATATTATGGTTTTAGCTAAAAATGTTGCATCATATTATGATACTATAATAAAAGGTGTCCCTAAAACTGATGAATTTGGGGATGTAACAATGATTCAACCAGACGAAAAAACAAGTCAAAAATATAGAAGTTTATATGAAAAGGCATTAACTATTATTCCTTTATTAACAGAATATGATATGGGTGTTACACAGTCATTAGCAGAAGGTCATGAATCATCATCAAATCCTCAAGAATTCTTTAATAATATATATGGAATATGGACTACTATTAAAAATAGTACTATTGATGCAAGTGAACAATTTCCGGTTACATTAAAAGAACAAAAAATGGCAATTAAACGAGCTGAAAAACAAACAGATATAGAATTACAGATGGAAAAAAACGAGCATGATAATCAAATGAGAAGAGATCTAGCAGAGATTGCTAGAAATCAAGATATTAATGATATTACTACCAAACAATGGAATTTATTTAATGAATATTTTGGAATATATATTGGCCAAACTATTAGAACAGGTACAATTGTTCTAGATAGTCTAGTTAATTCTACTTCTGATTTAGGTGTAAATGCTTTAATAAATGTAGGTAAAATGGGAACAGAGTTTACAAATAGTTTCCTAGGAACTGCATGGGGAATAGTATATTTATGTTCTATTTTAAGTATTCCAATAATAGGATTTTTGGGTATTCGCTCAGGAATTGTTAGTGCAATTTTCAAAAAACTTAGTCGTGATATTTCTCCTGAATCAGTTACGAATGGTACTGTAGATACTGTTGCAGAAAATAATCCTATAGCTGTACCAACTGAAGCATTGAATAATAATAGACTTGTTTTAAAGTTTACTAAAGTTGGAGGACGAGTATTTTTTAGTGATAGAATTTTTACAATAAATGGAAAAAAATACTATTTAGAAAATCCAGAAGATCCTAATAGCTTGAAACCTATAAATACTAGTGGTGGAAAAAGAAGAAATAATCGTAAAGGAACACGAAAATATAAAAATAAACGCACTAAGAAAAACAATAAACACAAATCAAATAAACTAACAAAACAAAATCGTAAAAAAACTCATACTAGAAAAGTTAGGTAAATCATATATTATAATTTATTATCAAGTTATAATATATGGCTGCAAAAAGACAACGTATCGGACCAAATAATATATTAAATCCTATTAATTCAGCTATTACTATTAATAATTTAGGTTCTTGGATTCTTCAAGGTTCACCAAGTGAAAATGTAATACCACAAATTTCTAAAATTATTGCAAATAATAATAACGATCCTATACCAATTGATCTAAGAGTATTAGCAAATGCTATTAATGAAGCACGTGGAAGAGGTCCAGTACAAAATCCAGAACATAGACGCAACATGTATACTGTAATTTTTTATGCTATATCAAAATTGGTTAATCTAGACTATATAATGTTTACAAATATTGAAGATATTTTAGGTATAGAGGATTTTCAATGGATTGAAAATTTAAAAAGAGTAAAGGTTATACATTTAGTTTTTAATGTAAATAGTAGACCGCCATTACCATTACCCAATTTTTTTTCACGATTGCCTCTCATGGCTCATTTCAAAGTAGACAAGTGTCAATTAACTGATATAAATTCTATATTAAATAATAGTCTTATATCTCTTGATATAGAGAGTGCTAATTTACCTAATTTACCTGAACAATTATTTAATATTACTACTCTAAAATTGATACAATTGGTTGATTGTGATATAACTGAAATACCTGCTAGTATAAATAATCTTGTTGAACTTGAAACACTAAGTCTTCCAGGTAATAACATACAAGTATTACCTAATATAAATAATTTAGTTAAACTTCGTGAAATTGTTTTAATGGAAAATCAACTTGGTGGATTACCAGATTTAAGTATTTTACCTAATTTAGAAATATTAGATGCAGGAAGTAATCAATTAATGACATTTCAGGATATTAGTAATTTTCCATCATTACGTGAATTAAATTTAGAATTTAATGAGATATCACATTTTCCTCCAATAAGATCTACTATACAATCACCATTAAATGATATAAATTTATCAAATAATGAATTAACTAATTTTGAAGTTGTTGGCAATATTAATTTACGTAGTTTAGATTTGTCACATAATGCATTGGATTTTTTTCCTTATATACGTGTAGCTCCAGGATATTTTAATAAATTATTACTAAATAATAATTCAATAACTCGTATACCATCACTTATGTTAAATATAGTAGGTCCAGATACTGATTTTGATATTATGCATAATCCAATTGATATAACTCAATTGAGTCAACCCATATTATTAGTTTTGGAGCATCATAATATTGATATAAATAATATAGATCCAGAAACAGATGATGATGAAGATAATGGTTTAGGAAATGGTGGTCCAGCTCCTGAAGCTATTGCGTTTGAAGTTCATAATGTTTTTGATAAAATAAACGCAGAACTTTTGATAAAATTTTTACTTCTAAAAACACAAGATAATCCGAATAAATTTATAACAATGAGTGATCAAAATTTTAAAACATATATTGTAAATAAAATAAATAGTTTTATAAGTATTGTTGATCAAGGAGCTGCAGATGATATAAATTCTAGATCAAATCTTCAGAATGCGTTCAATACAATTTATAGTCAAAGAATTAGATTACTAAATTTGAATAATAATAATGGAAGGAGAAATAAAAATATAATTGGTCTTTCACTTGATTATACAGACATACAACCGATAACATTCAAACAAACATATATAACTATATATATAAATTTGTGTGCATATGCTTATACAGATGATCCACAAGCTAAATCAAATATAAATATTAATATTCCATCTACACTTAGCTGTGCCGCAGGAGTAGTAGAAAGATTTTCTTTAGCCTTTCAACATACAATTTCATATATTAGTGATAAATTACATAATGATCCTAGTTTTAATCCACCAGATAAACAACAATTACTTGAAAAAATGTTGGAATATGATCAACTTAATAAATATTTAGTTAATATTGATGATGAAATTGGTAATTATAGACAATTATGGTTGAATGAGAATATGGAAAAGAATGAACTAACAAGGGCTGATAATCCAAAAACTTTGGATCAAAAAATGGAAGAATTTAGAAATGGATTAATTGAAAATTTTGGTGGAATTTCTGTTTTAAATTTGGATCAGAGTATATATACTCCAGATCAATTTGGTAATTCTATATTAGCAAAAATAGATAGAGCTGTAAATGAAATGAGGGCAGTTGTAGCTGAATATCCATCAGATTATAATTTTGGTGGTAAGAGAAAATATAAAAATAGACAAACAAAAAAACAAAGAAAATCAAGGAACTATAGAATGAGAAAAACTAACAAAAGAACTAAAAAACTAAGAAATAAAATTAAGAATCAAAAAATAAATAATAAATAATTATGTTGTAAAAATTACATAATTATTTATCAATAATAGTTTCTTTAACAATATTTCGGATTATTTTATTATAGTTTTTGTTAGTTTCTTCTTGAGTAGATCCGGAAATTGATTCACAAATTATTTTCAAATATTTGTCATTATCTTTTGATTCTGAATTATTGTGTCCTGGATGTTGTTTCTTCCATTCTGGAATTTGTTTCATATTTTTATTTGCAACATGTTTGATTGCGTTTATAAGTAAAATCTTATCTTCATCTTCTTTATTCCATTGTCCTCCATTTTTGATGTATAATGTTTCTCTTTTTGGATCTGTGCAATGTACAGGTCTATGAGGTACATCAATATCTTTGAGACCATTAATGAATATTTTGGATATTCCACCTGCAAATCCAAGTCTAGCGGTTTCTTCTAAATCATCAATACCTATTTGCAATTGACTAACAAAATCCATTATATTCATAGCATCTTTACAAGTTTCATTTAAGAAGAATTGAAGATTAAATGATTTATTATTTGAATTAGTATTATGACTATTATTGCATGCATTTTTAGAAAGTTCAATAATCGTTTTATTTTGTTCAACAATCATTTGTTGAAATTCAGTATTTTGTTTAAGAATAGATAATATAAGATCATCAGATATTTCACTACACTTTTTAGATTCTTTTTTATATTCATCCTTTTTATATTCATCCTTTTTACATTCTTCTTTTTCTAAAATATCTATTTTGCATTGTTTTTTATGTCTCCATAATCCAGAGCTATCTTTGTATGTTTTATTACAATTTTGACATGTAAATTTGGCATAATTTGATTGCGGCATAATTTCAATCATTGATTTTTTATGTTTTGCTGACAAAAGATGATTATTAAAACTACTCTTCTTGCTTGTACTATAGTCACACTTTTCACAGAAAAATTTCGGGCATAATTTTGGCATAATTTTATTGCTAAACATATTTTATTATTATAAAATAAAATATTTTTTTGAAAAAATTACAATTACAAAAATTTTCAAGAAAAAATATTTTTGTGAGCATTATGGTCACAAACCCGTTTTTGGAGTTGTTTTTTCAAAACTTTTTTCAGCTTTTCATTTTTGGACATTTTTAAAAATGTCCAATTTTGATTTTTCAAAAAAACTTTTAGAAAAAATGTCTTACTGAAAAAAGCACCGTAAAATTATTAATATTTTTCTTATCATTTATCGTAACAAATTTGTTGCGTTGTTTTTTCTCATTTTTTTCAGTGTTGCCGTTCATCCGTTCGCACTTATTTTTCAATAATTGTTTCTTTTACAATATTTCTAATTATTTTATTATAGTTTTTGTTAGTTTCTTCTTGAGTAGATCCTGAAATTGATTCACAAATGATTTTAAGATATTTATCATTATCTTTTGATTCTGAATCATTGTGTCCTGGATATTGTTTCTTCCATTCGGGTATTTGATTCATATTTTTATTTGCCACATGTTTAATTGCATTTATAAGTATTTTTTTATTTTCATCTTCCTTATTCCAATGACCATCATTTTTAATATATAATGTTTCTCTTTTTGGATCTGTACAGTGTACTGGCCTGTGAGGTACATCAATATCTTTTAAACCATTAATAAATATTTTAGATATTCCACCCGCAAATCCGAGTCTAGCTGTTTCCTCTAAATCATCAACACCAATTTGTAACTGACTAACAAAATCCATTATATTCATAGCATCTTTACAAGTTTCATTTAAAAACACATTTAAATTAAAATTATTGTTAGTTGTGTTAATATTATTATTTATATTGTTGGTGTTTTTAGCTAGTTCTAAAATTTGTTTGTTTTGTTCAATCATTAGTTGTTTAAAATCGTTATTTTCTTTTATTAAATATTGAATAAGATCTTGTGTTTCTTCAAATGTTTTACTTTCTTCTTGTTTTTCAATATTTATACAAATTTTTTTATGTCTCCATAATCCAGACGCATCTTTATATTCTTTGTTACAATTTTT